CCAATACAAAATGAAACTAAGGTTTCTAAAAATTGGGAAGAATTAAGTCCTTTAGAAAAATTTAGACTAACAAAATAATTAATAAATAACTAACAATTTAAAACTAAAAAAATATGGCAATTTCCGCTACAATCGTTGATATCAGAGGCCTCGCAGTGACGCCCATCATAGAAGAAATACTCTTCGCGAATGATACTGTAAATAAGAATTTAGTAACTTTAGCAACTGACATTAAAAGTGATACGATATTCACCGAAAATGACAACTCAGTTACAATGGCAGCATACTCAAGTGGTGCTCCAACACCAGCTGGTACTTTCGGATTAGTTGATACAGCTATCACTCCAACTAAAATAATGTACTACCAAGAATTCGACCCGAACGCTTTACGTTCTTCACGTTTCAACAGAAGCATGAAGCCAGGTGCATGGGAGATTGAATCAAGTGAATTTGGTTCAGTAGTATTAAAGTCTTACGGTAATTTAATTGCTGAAGATTTACAATCTAAATTTTGGAATGGTGCAACAACTGCTACTAGAACAGCGGTAGCTGCTTTAACTCCAGGAACTGGTCAAGGTTCAGTAGGAGCTGCAGAACAAACTTTAGTTGCTTCAGGTTCAGCTACACTGATTGATGGAGTTGCAACAAGAATGATTTATAATGGTGGTGCTTTAGGAACTCGTGTTAAGGTGGCTGGAACTACTTTAGACTCAAGTAATATCGCTACCGAAATGGCGAAATGCTATAACGCAATCCCTGCTCGTGTTTTATTTGGAGCTGTTAAACCTTTTATCTATTGCCCTTACAACGTAAAGCAATTTATAAATGTTTATAACATCACTGCTACTTATCGTGATTTATTTGCGGTAACTAATTTAGGCCAACCTAATGAAGCTTATTTTTACAATGGAGTTCAATTACAATTTGTGCCTTTAGCAAGTAACGTTTTAATCGCAGCAAGACCAGATTATATTTACTGGTGTACTGATTTAGTATCTGATATCAATAAATTTGAAGTTAACAAAATTGCTTTCAACAGAGAAGATATGTTTGTAAAAAACATCATGACAATCTTCGCACACGTTGTGAATCAAGCAATGAATGTTCTTTACGTAGGATAAAAATTAATGGAGGGGCAACCCTCCTTATTATAAACAAATTAAAATTATAAAATTATGCCATGTGTTTTAACTAGCGGATATTCTTACCTCGGTTGCCGCGGAGGGGCGGGGGGGATAAAAGCAATTTATCTAACCGAAATAGAAAATAATTCAGGAACAGGTTATACTTTTACAGCAACTGCTGGAGTGGTTACTGCTTATACTTTAGCTACTAGCAAGAAGTACCGAGTATATTCTTTAGATAAAGAGATGGGATTTTTTACAAGTCCTGGTACTTATACACCAGCTTCAGGAACTATTTCATACGAACCACAAATTGATTTCACTATTAAGAAATTAACTACTGCAATGATTCAAGAAATTCATTTAGTTGCTCAAAATTGTTTGACTATGATGGTTCAAGATGTTAACGGTGACTATTGGTTATTTGGTAAAGAGAATGGAATGGATTTATTAACTTGGGGTGCTGAAAGTGGAACTGCAATTACTGATTTTAATGGACAAAAATTATCTTTTAAAGGTAAAGAAGTTTCTCCAATTTACAAAGTAACAAGTACTTTAATTGCTAACTTAATAGCTTAATAAGTAACTTTTTAAATTTCAGCTCAGGCCCGTAAGCTTGAGCTTTTTTTTTAAATAACAAATTGATATATTTGTACGTTATATAAGTATGATAACAATTAATAAGAATAATAGCAATATAGTTATCTTAACACTTACTGAAAAATGTTTGTTAAACAATCCTTATTTTTTATTTGAGTTTAAAAACGTATCAACAAACACAAAACAATTTATTATTCCGATTGACACCAGTACACAAAAAGATAGGTTTAATCAATTTACAATAGTAGAAACAACGTCACCAACAATCCCTCAAATCAAGTTGACTGTAGGGGATTATGAATATACAATTTACGAACAAGCGAGTAGCTCGAACACAAACCCAGCGGGATTAAATGTAGTTGAGGTGGGTTATGCAACTTGTTATGATTTAACTACAGTTACCTTTGCTGAATACGAGGGTGGCACAACAACTAATAAAGTTTATAATGGCTAGAAAATTAGAAGTATATAATGACATAATTACTATTAAGATGGATGTTAATCAACTTCCTACTTATAAAATAGATACAGCTGGAGAATTTGTTAAGTGGGGCAAAGACAATAACTTCCCAAAAGAATTATTAAATTCTTATAACAATCATCCTGAGCACGCTGCTATTTTAAAAGGTAAAGCACGTTATCTTAGCGGACTGAAAATAGTACCTAGTCAAGATTTACCACAAGTTCAACAATTTTTAGCCAAGGCAAATAGATTTGATAGCTGGTATGAATTAAGAAAAAAATGTGATTCCGATAAAGCAATTTATGGAGGGTTCGCATGTCAAGTAACTACAAATTTAATAGGCCAACCGATTGAGTTTTACCATTTAGATATGGGCAAAATAAGACTAAGTGCTGATAATTGCGGCGTTTGGTATTCAGAAGATTGGACTGCTAAAAGTTACCATTTAAAAAAGACTTACTTTCCATTTTACAAGGATGGCTTTATAGGTGCCTCAATTTACTATTCTAAGGACTTCACACCGTCTTTAAATGAATTAGATGGCTTATACCCTTCACCCGATTATTCGAGCGTTCTATTAGACATTAATACCGATATTGAGATTAGTAACTTTTTTCATAGTTTAGTAAAGAATGGATTTAGTGCTGGTCATATTATAACTTTCTTTAGTGGTAAATTAACACCTGAAGTTAAAGAAGATATTAAAGAACGCTTCCAAGAGAAACATCAAGGCACACAAAATGCTGGTAAAGTAGTTTTATCATTTACTAATCCCGATGGCAAAGGAGCAGAAGTTGTAAATGTAACTCCAACAGGATTAGCAGACCAATACGAAGCTTTAAATAAACGTAACCAACAAAAGATAATCACAGGACATAACGTGCCAGGAGTATTGTTTAAAATAAAAACTGAGGGTACTTTAGGAGATCGTAACGAATTAGATTTAGCACATGAATTATTTATTAACGAATATGCTAAGATTGAACAAGTAGCTTTTAATAAGTTTATTGATAAAATGTTTAAACTAAAAACTGGTTTAGATATTAAATTTGAAGTAGAACAAGTTCAGCCAATAGGCAAGGAACTTCCATTAGAAAATCAAAATGTTATCAATGCTTTAAATGCACGTGATCCTAATATCGTAACTAATTATATAATTGAAAAATACGGGTTAAAGATTGAAGCTGCAGAAATTGGCACTCCGAGTGCAACTGTAATACAAGAAGAAATACAAGTAAACGAACACCTTAAAAACTTAACAGGAAGACAAAGACAAAATCTTTTTAATATAGCCAACAAGTTAAAGAAAGGTGATTATACAGCAGACCAGGCTCTGATAATGATTAAAACAGGATTTGGATTAAGTGATGCGGATGCTTTAACGTTCTTAGGAATAGCTCAGGATGAAATGAATAATGAGGTTGTAAAAGTTCAACAATCTGCTGATAAAGAAAAAAGATTTATTGAATGGGTAAAAGCAAATGCTGTAGATGTAGATGATGATGACGAAATAATAGACCTTGAATATGTAAACTTTAAAGATTCAAAACAAGTTCTAAGATTTGAGTTATCAAAACAAAAATTATATACAGCCAATAGATTACAATTATCAGTTACTGATTTACGAAACGCAATACTGAATCAATTTAAAGGTAATCCATTTGCGAAACCTGAGGAACTTGCGAAGTCATTAAATGTAGATGTTGAAAAAATAAATAATGAAATAACCTGGTTAAAAGAAAAAAAACTAGGTAGCTTTTTAGATGGGATATTTACACCAACTCAAAAAGGACTAGATAAAGATACTGAAGATTATGATACCGAAATTTATACAGTTTATAAATACGATAAAAGACCCGATGTAAGTGGACCTAAAAGATTACCAACAACAAGAGAATTCTGTTTACAAATGATGATTGAAACAAGTGGTCGAGAAACTGTTGATGGAAAAAATGTAGCACGAAGATTAACCTACGAACAAATAGATGCTTTCACTAACGAGTTTGGGGAATCAGCTTGGGATTTTAGGGGTGGATTTTATAATGATGGAACTGAAACAACTCCTTGGTGCCGACATATATGGGTTGGTGAAACTAGGATAAAACGTAAAAAGAAATAAGATGGCAACACTTTGGATAGGTCAAGATTATTTAATTAGACATTCGGTTATTGACGACAATACTGAATACGATAAGATAACACCAGTAATTGAATTAGTACAAGATAAATATATACTTCCTTTATTGGGAACGGGTTTATACAATACGATTGAAACTCACATCTTAGCTTATATAAATAACGCAACTACTATTCCAGCAGCTTACAAAACAATAATAGATAACTACATTTTAAAAATGATGGTTCATTATATTATGTATGAAAGCTCACCAAC